TGTGTATTTGGCAAGCGTTGATCACGCTGCATTTGGAGATAACAAAAAAGCAGTCTTCGGTGATGGCTCTGACCTTGAAATATTTAGCGACGGTACAAATGGCAGAATCTCATTAAATTCTGCCTCAGGTAATTTAAGGATGCTGGCTGATGAGTTTCAGTTGGCTAATACGGGCTACACAAATTTTTACCTTACAACAACAGCCGCTGACGCTGTTTTACTTTATCATGGAGGGGACCAAAAACTAGAAACCACCTCCACAGGCATCGACGTAACGGGCACTGTGACTGCTGATGGTTTGGCTGTTGATGGTAGTGGGTCTTTCGTAGCTAGTGCTAATGATAGCTTTTTAAGTATAGCCCACACTGGGACAGAGGCAAGACTGTCAGCAACCTACACATCAACTGGCTCTTGGACTCCTATAGTCTTAAGAACACAAAACGAAAGCAGACTTAACATTGCCACCAACGGAGACATCAGCTTCTACGAAGACACTGGCACGACTGCGAAGTTGTTATGGGATGCGTCTTCGGAGTCTTTGACTGTTACTGGCGGCATAATTTCTAACGGTCAGGTTCCTGCTTTGACTGCCTCATCAACATTTAGCGATTACATTGTTGGATACAACAAAGGTAGATTTGCAGTTGTCGGCGATGCGATAGGGACAGCGGGTGAGATAGTTCTTTCACAGTATTCGTCTAATGGTTCGGTTGGTCGAGATGCTGTCACAATAGACTCAAGTGGCAACTTGTTGGTTGGGAAGACTTCTACTGCTTTTGGCACAGCAGGAATAGAGGCACGCTCTGGCGGCACGTTATGGGCTACAGCTAGTGAAACAAATGCGGCATCGTTTAATCGTTTGTCTTCTGATGGAGCAATAGCATACTTCAACAAAGACGGCACACCAGTCGGTAGTATTGGTACTTCTGGAGGCAGACTTTATATCGGCTCAGACGACACATCTATCTTTTTTGACAGCGGCACTTCTCCATCATTAAGACCTCATGGTCCTGCTGACCCTGATGGCGTAATTGATATTGGAGAATCTGGATACCGCTTCAAAGACCTTTACCTGTCAGGCAATGTTAATTTAGGAACAAAAATTACTGCTGCTGGGGTTACAACAACTGTAAATGCTTGGAAGTCTACAAGTAATTCAACATCATCATCTAAACATATGATTTTTGCTAACCCTAACGGCAATGTTGGAGACATAAGAACAAACGCTTCTTCGACAGCTTACATTACTTCATCAGACTACCGCCTAAAGGAAAACGTAGTAGCTATGACAGGCGCTACAGAACGCCTCAAGCAACTCAAGCCTTCACGCTTTAACTTCATTGCAGACCCTGACACAACTGTTGACGGTTTTTTAGCTCACGAAGTGCAAGAAATTGTTCCTGAAGCAATAGCTGGCGAAAAAGACGCAATGATAGATGAGGAGTATGAAGTTACTCCAGCAGTGCTAGATGATGACGGCAATGTTGTTACTGCCGCTATTATGGGTACACGCTCAGTACCAGACTACCAAGGTATTGACCAAAGCAAGCTAGTACCTTTACTGGTAGCAACAATCCAAGAACTTGAAGCACGTATCGCACAACTAGAAGGAGCTAACTAATGGCTACAACATGGACAATCTCAACACTTGAACGTGAGCTATCTGACGGTGGCGTGATCGTTGCCCACTGGCGAGCTACCGATTCTGAAATCGTAGGCGAAGGTGATGACGCTGTAACCTATAGCGCATCATCTTATGGCACTTGCGGCTTTACCTACGACCCATCAAGCCCAGACTTCACGCCTTACGACGATCTTACGGAGTCTCAGGTGCTAGGTTGGTGCTGGGCAAACGGCGTTGACCATGACGCTATTGAGGCATCGCTTGCAGCCAAGATTGAAGCTGACAAGAACCCAACTCAAGCGAATGGAGTGCCTTGGTAATGGACCTTTGGACAGCTATCAATATTGCGACGGCGGTGGTGACCTTGGCGAGTGCGGTGGCGGCTGTGACCCCAACAAAGGCAGACGATGCGTTTATTGCAAAGTATGTTAAGCCGATTATTGACGCGCTTGCGTTAAACGTCGGACACGCTAAGAAGTGACTAGGGAAGAGCGCAATCTCGCTGTCCAAGCCCTAGAGCAAATCGCCAAGCATGAAAAAGAGTGTGGCGAAAGGTGGGCAGAGGCAATAGTAGAAATGCGGGAACTGCGCAAAGTAACCGACTCGCACGCAGCGCGTTGGGAAAAACTAGCATGGCTAGTGGTGGCAACAGTAATCACAACAGGAGCGAGCGCTTGGACTCTTATGTTGAGATGAACAATGGCAATAGCAGAGGTAGTGGCTGTTCTGACGGCCGTCAATTCGCTGGCGAGCGCCGTTTCCGAAAGCGCCGGGCATGCATCGAGTCTTTCGACAATTGTTGGACGCCTATGCAATACGCAGGAAAAGATTCACGAGGTAGAAAAGAAGCACGCTGGCAAGCTGGACCAGAAAAGCGCGCTGGATATTGCTTTGTCGAAAAAGCGAGCTGCCACGATTCAACAGCAACTAGCCGATCATTTGAGGATGGCTGGCTTGCACGATGTTTTGCACGACATGAATCAAATCATGGAAGAGCAACGAGCGGCGCAAGCAAAAGAAATGGCGCGATTGAAGCGCGCGCAGAAAGAGCGAGAAGAACTAATCAATTTTGTCGGCCAGATGCTTGGCATCGGCGCGACAGTATTAACGTTAGCAATGGGAACACTATTCCTCGTTATTAACGTCTTCTAACGACCCGTGCCGTCCTGGCACCGACCTTGGCGCACCCGCGCCCGATCAACGACATATTTAATTTAGCTGCTAAGGAGCGAGCGATGGATAACGTTGTGATTGATGGTAATGAAATACAAATCGAAGACCTGAGCGACGAAGGCAAGGCGCAGGTCGGAAGGATCATGGAGCTGCGAAACGAATTAGGTCGGTTGGACATGCAGCGACAAGAACTGCATGTGGTAATCAACGCTTATGCGAACAGCATTAAACAATCGGTTGCGGAGCAGGAAGAAGAGCCGCAGATCGAACTGGTGAATTGATGGCGATACTCGGCGAGCTCATAGCCCCGGCAACAAAGCTACTCGATAAATTTATACCCGATGCAAGCGAGAAGCAGCGCATCGCGTTTGAATTATCGACGCTCGCCGAACGCCATGCGCAAGAGCAAGCGCTCGCGCAGATAGAGCTCAACAAGCAAGAGGCGCAAGGCAACTGGTTTCAGTCATCTTGGCGCCCGGCCATCGGCCATGTTTGTTGGATCGGGCTTGCTTACAACGTGATTGCGCAGCCGCTGCTCAGCGTGTGGTTTGAGATGCCGCCAGTGAACAGCGACCTGCTTTACCCGGTGATGCTCGGCATGCTTGGTATGTCGGGCATTCGCGGAGTCGAAAAGATTAAGGGAGTGGCGAAGTGAAGTACTTCCATCCTGACGAGTTCAGATGTCAGCACTGCGGCAATGCGGGCATCAAGTTCTCGTTTACCGAAAAACTCGATGACATCCGCGAGGAGTGCGGCTTCCCGTTTTTGATTAGCAGCGGTTATCGATGCCCGGAACACCCCATCGAGGCTCGCAAAGAGAAGCCTGGCTCGCACGCTGCCGGCTACGCGGCGGACATTGCGGTGACCGGCGAGCAAGCGCTACGCGTGATCGAGGTCGCGCTACGTCATGGAATAAAACGAATCGGCGTTAACCAAAAAGGGGGTGGTCGATTCATTCATTTGGATACGGACCCCGATCGGCCGTCTCCCGCGATTTGGAGCTACTAGCTTATGGCTTTGATTGCACTAGACATCCCGCCAGGCGTCGTTAAAAACGGCACGAATCTGCAGCAGGCCAACTCTTGGAACGACGCGAATCTCGTTCGCTGGTACGAGGGCAGCATGCAGCCCGTAGGCGGCTGGAGAACGCGCACAAGCAGCGCGATGACAGGGGTATGCCGTGCGTTGATCACGTATCGGGACAACGCTGGTAACCGCCGCACGGCCGCAGGAACGCATAGCAAGCTGTACGTCATTGATGAGTCAAATACTGTGCATGACATCACGCCGACCGGCTTTACTGCCGGCGCCGCTGACGCTGTGCAAAACCTCGGCTGGGGATCGCTCACTTGGAATGCAAACGAGTGGGGCACGCCGCGCCCAGACACCGGGCCGTACACGCCGGCCACAACCTGGTCGCTCGACACCTGGGGCCAATACTTGGTCGGCTGCTCAACGTCGGACGGCAAGATTTACGAATGGCAGAACAACACATCGACCGCAGCCGCTGTCATTACAAACGCCCCGACGAGCAACACGGCGATTATCAGCACGGACGAGCGATTCATATTCGCGCTTGGCGCTGGCGGAGAAGGCAACCGGGTAGAGTGGTGTGATCAGGAAGACAATACAACTTGGACGGCCGCAGCGACTAACCAGGCGGGCGGATTCACGCTCGCAACGGGCGGCAACATCATCACCGCCGAATCGATGCGCGGCGAAACGCTTATTCTGACTAACGTGGACGCGCACGTCGCGCGTTACACTGGCCCGCCCTTTGTCTTTTCTTTTCAGCGCGTGGGCACGGGCTGCGGCGTAGCCTCAGCGAACGCTGTAGTGCGCGCTGACACGTTTGCAGCCTGGATGGGTACTAACTCATTCCACATTTACGATGGCGGCGTGAGAGCTCTGCCAAGCGCTGTGGGCGATTTTGTCTTTAACGACATCAACGACGCGCAGCGATCAAAAGTGTATGGCGTGTTAAACAGCAAATTTAGCGAGTGCTGGTGGTTCTACCCATCAAGCGACTCGACCGAATGCAATCGCTACGTCGCTTGGAACTACCGCGAAAACTACTGGACCATCGGTGAGCTCGCGCGCACAGCAGCCGCCGACGTTGGCGAGTTTATCTACCCAAACTACGTAAGCGCGGATGGCTACCTCTACGAGCATGAAGTCGGTTTCTCTTATGACGATGCGACCGTATTCGTTGAGAGTGGGCCTGTGCTGCTCGGACAGGGCGATCGATTGATGGTTGCCCGCACGTTGATCCCCGATGAAAAAACGCAGGGCGACGTGAAGGCGACGTTCAAGACGCGTAATTATCCGAACGCTAGCGAGTCGAGTCACGGCCCGTACACGATGGCGAACCCAACGAGCGTGCGGTTCCAGGGTAGGGAAGTGGCCATGCGGATCGTCGGTAACGTCGCAACGGATTGGCGGGTTGGCACGATGAAACTCGATGTTGTACCAGGGAGCGCACGATGATCCTTCCTAACGCAACAGAAAAGTACGACGCCAAGCAGATCAATCAGATGAATCTCTTGATCGAGCAGGCCGACCAACTCAATCACAAGCGCAATCAAGATGTTGAGGTGGGCGACGCGCGATTGATTTTGAAATCTCCCAACGGCACGCGCTATTCGATCACGGTCGATAACAGCGGCAATTTAGGAGCGACGGCAATATGAATGTAGATGACGCGATGAGCGCAAAGACAAGCCTGGAGGCAATGCTGCCTTACAGGATTTTGCTGCAGTCAGCGCTAGACCTTAGCGGCGGCACGCACACGTTCGAGGACGTGGTCGAAGCAGTCGATGAGGGGCTGATGCAGTTCTGGCCAGCAAGCGAGAGCTGCCTCGTCACCCAGCTCATCGTCTATCCGCAGGTGAGAGCCATTCACATATTCCTGGCGGCGGGCAACCTAGAGCAGATCAAAGATTTCGATGAGTCACTCGATGACTTTGCTAGACAGCTCGACGCCGAATTCATCACGCTTAGCGGCCGAAAGGGCTGGCAGCGCACACTAAAAGACATCGGCTACCAAACGAGCCACGTCACCATGTACAAGGAGGTTCCTAATGTCGATGGGTAAAGGACCAGGCGGGGGCGGTTTTAGTATTCCGACCTTCACGCCGCAAACGCCCTACACGCCGACGATGCCGTTTCAGCCATTTGAGCCACCTCGGCAGCAAAGCTTCGGAAGCTACAATCCTATGATGGATATGTACGGCTCAACGACGCGCGTCATGCAGCCGATGCCGAACTACTTTTCTCAGTTCTCGGTGCCCGGTGGTTACCAAAGTCAAGCGCCAGCACCCGCACCGCCGCCCGCGCCGTTGCCGCCAATACCAACGCCGCAGCCAAACCCGTACATCCCGGCGCCGTTTAATCCGTTTCCTCTTAATTTAGATTTCGGTTACTACAACGGTATGCCGATCACGGACGAGACGTACAACTCAGAGCCGCCTCCGCAGCAGCCGTCGAACAATTTTCAAATCGACCTAGCGCCGCCGCCATCTAACTTTTATGGCGGCATTAACCCTGGCGGTATGTACACACCAGCGACTTATGACGATTCAGATAGAACGCAGATAACTGACGCGCAAATAGACAACCTGTTTGGCAGCCGCGGCGGCCTGTTTACGCAGCAAGCAGATCCTGCCGCAGAAATCAGCAGTATGTTTGGCAATATCAGGCCATCGATCACAGCAGAAGAGACTGGCATCCCAGCGAGCGACTTCGTAAATCCTGGCAGACCACAGTCAACGCTTAACCTATCGCAACCCGGAAGGGGCACGTCTGGATTACCGCAAACGAGGAACGAGCTGCGCATGCCGATTCTTGATGCATTAACGGTCGGTAGGAAAGACCCTGCACCAGCAGTAGCGCCGACACCCGTTGCGCCGCCACCGCCACCACTACCTGACCCTGGATTCGGCGGATACGTGAACAATATACGCATCTCTCCCTTTATGGGCGGTTTTAACTTCGGAGGGCTTTTCTAATGAGCTTCGGAAAAAGTAATCAATCATCGTCGCAGGAGATGGACCCCCAAATCAAGGGCGCGCTGCTCGACGTTTTTAACAGAGGCAGACAGCTCTCTTACACGCCTTACAACCCGTACCAGTTTGCAACGGTCGCGCCTATGTCGCCTTTCCAGCAGCAAGGAATGCAGGCGACTGTCGATGCTGCCAACGCAGGCTTAGGCCGAGGAGAGATGCAAGATGCGATTAACGCAGCACGCGGCGTTGCGCAGTATCGGCCTGGTCAACTGCGCGGCATGGACGTAAGGCAACAGGGACCAATTGATGCTGTCGATGCAGGCGACGCTGCAGGAATGCAGCGAGCATCAGCCATGCGCCTCGGCACTAACTTCACCCCAGGCACTGCATCGGTCGGAACCGTTAGTACATCGATCGATGCGGGCGACGTTTCGGCGTCTCCAATTAGTACTGGTTATGGCGTTGACCCTGCTCGCATTAATCAAGCGCAAGCGCTCGACCGATTCAAAGGCTCGATTTCTGGCGGCGCGGGCGATCGAATTACCGGGGCAATCACGGCTCCTACTGCGGGGACAATCACAGCCCCTACTATTCAGGCTGGCGATACAGTGACGGAAGATACAGTAACCGCCGGCAGATTTGCTGATACAAATATCGATCCGTATATGTCTCGCTTTCAGACCGGCGTGATTGACGCAGCGCTGGGCGACATCGAGAGACAGCGCAAGATCCAGCAGAACCAGAACAAAGCAGCCGCAGTGGCCGGCGGCGCCTTTGGCGGCGACCGACAGGCCATCCTCGAAGCCGAGACAAACCGCGCAGCGCTTGAGCAATCGGCGCGCACGGCAGCGCAACTTAGGCAATCAGGCTTTGAGTCGGCAGCACGGCTTGCCGAGGCAGACCTCGCAAGACAGACCGACGCCGCTCGCGCTAACCAACAAGCAGCGTTACAGGCTGACCTTGCTAACCAGGCGACGGGACTGGACGCAAGCAAGGCCGGCGGGCAGCTCGGCCTGCAAGCGCAAACAACGTCAGCGCAACTCGGCCTGCAAGGCGCGCTAGCGGCGCAGGACGCCAATTTGCGTAGGCAGCTTGCTAATCAACAGGTCAGCGTTGGTGATGCTGAGCGAGCCATGCAGGCTAGCTCAACGATGGCCGCTAATCGATTGCAAAATCGGCAGCAAGAATTGCAGCGCAGGATGAGTAATGTCGCGCAGGCAAACGAAATGAACCGCGCGAACCTCAACGCCCGCATGCAGGAACAGCAACTGCGCCAGCGAGCCTTGACGGCTAACCAGGATGCAGGATTGCAGGCACAGCTTGCTAATCAGCAAACCGCGCTCGCAGAAGGACAAGCCGCCAACCAGGGCAGGCTACAAACGCAGGCGCTTGGCGCGCAGGCAAGTCGAGCGAACCAAGATGCTGGCTTACAGGCACAACAACTCGGAGCCCAGCAAGCCCGTGCGAACCAGCAGGCGTTCTTGCAAGCGTCGCTCGCTAACCAGCAGAACCGGCGTCTGTACGGTTTCCAAAATCAGGACGCGGCGCTACAAGCGCAGCTTGCGAACCAGCGCACGGCGCTCGATCAGGCAAGGCTCGATCAAGCGCGACGCATCCAGAACCAAGACGCCAGCTTCCAGCGACAGCTCGCCCAGCAAAATCTAGGGCTGCAAGGAGCCGCGCAGCGGCTCGCTGGTGCTCAGCAGCTTGCTGGGCTTGGCCAGGATATGCGCGGGCTAGCGTTTGCAGACGCGGCAGCTCTGCAAGGGGTAGGAGATACGCAACGGCAGTTCGCGCAGCAACTGCTCGACGATCAATACCGTCGATTCCAAGAGGCTCAGAACTACCCATTCAGGATGTTCGATGTCTTGAGAAGCGGCGCAGGCATGCTGCCTAACCCAACGATGACGAGCTCGTCAGGAAGATCAACAAACCTCGGAATCTAAGTAATGTTTAGTTTAGCGAACATAATTAAGCGCCGACTGGCAACGAAGATCGGCGACAAGATGGAAGACATCACTGCCGGCAAAAACTTGCTTGATGATCCATCGCAAATCGGCGGCATGATCAAAGACAGCATCATGAATCGACCGACCATCGCTGCAGCCACTATGAGCGATGAAGAGTACGAAGAGTATCTGCGTCAACAGATGATGCAGCGTGGTGGTATGGCCGGTGGGAATCCCTACATGGCGCAGATGCCTGCGCTCGATATGCCGCCCGTTGGCTTAGCGCCGACTGGGGGCTTTGTTGGCCAGACGCCTAACTACCTCAACTTCGCGCAGCAAAGTTTGGGAGGTCCGTACTGATGGAAAACCAATTGCCTTTCGATATCAACTCGCTGACGCCAGAGCAAAAAGCGATTGTCATGGAGCAACTCATGCAAGCCGGCGGTCAGCCGCAGCAACAGCAGGGCAACTTTGCGACTAACCTTTTTCAGAGGAGGATTCTGCAGCCATTACAAGTAAGGCTGGGGATGCGTGACTCGCCTCAAGATGTGCTTAGGAAGCAGCAATCGGTATTGAATCAGTTTCAAATGCAAGACCTTATTGCTGATCAGTCGCGCCGAAACCAAGCGGCCGAGTATATTGCAGGGCTCGATGCAGAAAGCGCTAAAGCGCTCGGTTTGAATCCAGCGCAACTTGCGCTTGCTCAAGCAAATCCGATAGAGGCTTACGACGATATCGTCAACAGGGCGTTTTCTCGCGAAACTTACAGCACAACTCCGCAGTACGGATTTACTAAAGATAAAGCTCGCATCGCTTATCAGCTTGGTGATCGAGGCGGCATGAAAATTATCGATGTCACGCCTACACCAGACACTTACACGGTCGATACTGGCGCAAGTATTCAGATCCTTAGCAGGCTGGATAACACGGTCATTGACACAATTGAAAAAGAAATGACGCCGGATCAGGCAGCGCGTGCGCTAATCGAGAAAGATAGAAAAACTAAAGAGGACAAGAACAGATTAGTAACCCGCGCAAAAAACCTTCGCACTGAGTTTAATAACATTACCAAAGAAATGCGTGACGTTGGTTTGGCTTACGGAAAAATTCAGGCGTCTTCGACTGAGCCGAGCGCAGCAGGCGACATCGCGCTTCTAATTAACTACATGAAGATGCTCGATCCCGGATCGGTCGTAAGAGAAGGGGAGTTCGCGACAGCACAAAACGCTGGCGGCGTGGAGGCAAGAGTACGAGCGACTTACAACAATTTGTTGCGAGGAGAACGCTTAACAGAGGGCCAGCGGGCAGATTTCTTAGCTTCTGCCGGCAGAGTACTCGTGCCCTATCGCGATGAGTTCGAGGCAACCAAGCTGCGGTATTCCGCCTTAGCAGAAAGAGAGGGCGTCGCCCCTAGTGATGTCGTTATCAATGATCCGTTTAGCGGGTTTGGCGTTATTGAAAGAAATAGGCAGTGGTATATCGATCGAGGTTATACGCCACCAAAAGGTATGAAGTAATGGCAACGCAATTAGAAATACTTTTAGAAAACATCGCTATCGCTGAAGCAAACGGTGCGAGCCCGAGAGATATCGAGGGGATGGTTTCCGATTTCGGGTACACAAAGTCTCGCTTTGAAAACGCCACCAAACGTCTTGCTGAAAGTGGCGGCAAAGTAACTCCTTCTAATGCGTTATCGAACACCCTGCGCGGTTTTACGCTCGGCGCGTCTGACGCAATCGAGGCGGGCGCTCGATCGCTTGTGGGACCAGAAACCTACTCACAAGAAAGGGCTGCAATCAGACTCGGTGAAGAGGAGTATGCTGAGGACTATCCCGGCAGAAAGTTTGCCCAGGAGTTCGCCGGTGCAATACCAACAAGTATCGCTGCATCACTGGCGGTGCCAGGATCTGGCGCTGCGGTACAGACGAGCCGATTGGCTAACTTTATGCGCGCAGCGCCCGTAGCAATGGGCGAGGGCGCGGTAGCAGGTTACTTTGGCGGAGACGCTGACCCGCTCAGCGCTGATGCACTGGGAGACGCTGCTATCGGTGCAGGTGTGGGAGCCTTGTTCCCAGCGGCAGGTAGTGCGATCGGAGCAGGGAAGGACGCAATATCACCTGCATTCTTGAACAGCGCGCAAGAACGCATTGTGGGGGAAGTGCTGCAGAACGCTGCAACGAATCCGCAAGCTGCCGCTCGTAACCTTGCAGAAAACGCAGAGGTGTTAGTGCCAGGTAGCGTGCCTACGACCGCGCAAGTAGCGCGCGATCCAGGGCTTGCAAGTTTCGAGACAGGCGTGCGTGGACTAGATCAAAGCGGCCGCATTGCTCAAAGAATCGGCGAGCAGCAGACCGCACGTGCAGTAGAAATGCAGAGGCTTGCAGGTACTGAGGATGACCTAGCTCGATTGCGAGATTATAGAGATATGCAAACGGCGCCGATGCGTGAGCAGGCGTTTAGTCAAGGCGGCATCATCGACAACCCCGCTGACATTATCGAATCTTTTACTGCGCTCGCTAATCGCCCTGGAATCAAAGGCAGGCGGTCGGTAAGAAAGATTATTGAGCGGTTTCGAGACGATGTAAAAATGCTCGCAAAAGACCCGGATGATCCTGACAACTTGCTGCCGATTGATCCGCGCGACCTTTACGCTGTGAGGCAAGAAATCGGCGACTTGATGTCTGGTCGTTTGCAAACAGATGAGGCTTCCGTTGCAAGGCTTTCAAAGGCGGAGCTTACCGAGTTAAAGCAACTTATTGACGATGAGATTGAGCTTGTTGCGCCGGGCTTTCAAGATTACTTGCAAACTTATGTAGCGAAGAGCAGGCCGGTAAATCGAATGGAAACAGTGCAAGACCTACAGCGCCGAGCGCAGGTCGGTACTGATCTACAGACCTTAGAGCCTGTGCTGAGCCCGTTCAAAATGCGCAATGCGATCAACGCAAGAAAGCGAGACTTCGATCGATTACCGCAGTCAAACAAGAAGCGTGTCAACGCAATCATGCGTGACCTTAATCGATCGACGGCCGCGACAGCACCTGGCGTGAAAGTACCAGGTAGCGACACGTTTAAAAACTTATCGATGGCTGCGGCGATAGGGCGGATCTTCGGTGACAACGCATCAGACTCAGCAATACCGTCCGGTTTGATGTCGCCATTTAGGACGCTTTACGGCATCACCAACTCCGATGAGAAAATGACAGAACTACTGGTGCAGGCTATGCTTGATCCAGAACTGTCAGCAAGACTGTTGAGCAGGGCTACAGAAGAAAACGCTAACAACTTCGTAAACGCTTTGCGCAGGAGGATGCCCGCATTTTTCTATGGTCAAGGCGCCGCGATGGTTGGATTGAACGTAGATTAACTACGGCAAAATTGCGGCAAATAATCGACGAGCCCAGTAAAAATGGGCTCTTTCGATTCCGGCCCTGGGCACCACGACCCTCCCCGCATATTCCCCCTAAACTCCATAAAAGCCCATAAAACAAGGGTTTACGGGGCTTCTATTCTACGCCGTTTTCGCTTATAACCACATTTCCCCATATTTTTACGGCGCCAATTACGGCAAATTACGGCAGAAATTACGGCAGGAGCGAGCGTGAAGGGAACATTTAGAAAGCGAGGGGATCGCTGGGAGGCCGGCGTTATGGTCGGCGGTCAAAGAAGATCTAAAACATTCGACACTAAGCGACTGGCGCAAGCCTGGGTCGCGGAGATGGTGACAAAGGACACTGGCGTCGCGCTTTTGAACAGTACGCTTGCCGATCTTAGTGCACGCTACGAGCGGGAGGTGAGCGAAGCGAAGAAAGGCGCCAGGTGGGAGATGATTCGCTTAAAGATGTACGAGCGCGATTATCCCAAGCTATTCGCTCGCAAACTTTCTAGCATTCAGCGTGAGGACATCGAGCAGCTAATCGATGACCGGCTAAAGCAGGTGAAGCCGAGCACAGTCAATCGTGACCTCAACCTTATCGCTAACTTATTCACGCAGGCGCGCCGCTGGCGCATGATGACGCACAACCCGATGGCAGACATTAAGCGACCGAAAGATCCGCCGCCGCGCGACAGGCGCATCTCGCAGGAGGAGATCGATCGATTGCTTGTTGCCCTTGATCACGTTGACGGCGCGCAGCCCAGAACGCAAAGACAGAAAGTCGCGACAGCATTTCTGATTGCGCTTGAGACGGCGATGCGCCAGGGCGAGATCTGCAAGGTGACGTGGGATGACGTGCATCTTGATGAGCGCTACGTTTTTCTGCCGCACACCATTACGAAGACTGGTGTGCAGCGCAACGTGCCTTTATCGAAAGAGGCAGTGCGTTTGATCGGCACATTACCAAGAGAGAAAGAAGAGATGCTCGGCGTGTCAGCCGGCGTGGTCAGTACAATGTTTAGGAAAGCAGTCGCTGACTCAGCGATCGATAACTTGACGTTTCATGATAGTCGGCATGAGGCAACGACTCGGCTTGCTCAGAAACTGCTGGTGTTAGATCTTGCTCGCGTAACCGGGCATCGAGACATTAAGCAACTCATGACCTACTACAATAAAGATGCGCGCGAGCTCGCAGACTTGCTCTAGCCTTTGGCCCAGCGCACTACTTCCGATTTGAGCCAAACGAACCCGGTGCCGCGCGGCTTGGGAAAGCTATCTAGTTTGCTGACCGTGTCGCGGAAGTAACGACGATTGAAATGCAAGTAGGCAGCACACTCGTCAGTGTCCCATAACACCTCGTCCTCTCGCGGCGCCTTCGCGATCACGTGCGCAATCTTTTCTGCGAGCAGATCGTAATCGATTTCTAACTCCACAGAATCACTCCCGTGGCGAGCACGCAGAACGCCAAGAACAGCAAGTGCAGAGGGAATGGCTCCGGGTTATCGCCCCAGCGGCGGCGTCTCATAAATCGCATGTGCCGTCCTCGCAGGTTGCTTTAGCTAGGTGCGCGCTTAGCTTTGGGTCTTCGACTTCTTCGCTTAGTACAACGTCGCGCTCATCGCTGAACGGTTTGAACTGATGCTCTGTACGGAACTGCTCTTCCTCGGACGCGGGCTCAGCTTCGAGCTCCATCTGAATTGCGATCTCGGCGTAGTGAATGATCTTGCGCAAGTCTTCGACATTCGGTCGAGCAACGCCATGTCGCCTAATCGTCCTGTATCGGCAGGCGTACTTGATGATATTGCTCGCGATCGGCGACAGGCCGTTCTTCTCGCAAAACACAATCGGCTGAATCTCGAACGACTTGTAATGCGTCCCCCCAATTTGTCTGTCCAATGCACTCATCTGCTTGCTCCTCTATTGTGTAATCGTTTCGCCAGGCTTTGCCTAACCACGCTTGCGCGCCACGCGCCTGGAACATTTCTACATCGGTGATCTTGTGCTTCACGCGACAAGACCGGCACACGCCAGTAGTGCGACGCACGATCTGCCCGCACAAACAGCGCTGGTAATACAGCTTGTTGAATTCCTCAGTACTCACCGAGGCTGTCCTTAAAGTGCTCACACTCATTTTTTTTCACCGTAAATTCGACCGGCGGCACACTCTGATAAACGGCGCACCAGTCGATAATCATCTCGTCGCAGTAATAGCAGGACGGGTAATCGTGCATGCGCTTAATGGGGATCTCGTTGCGCGTGCCTTCCTTCTTCTTGGTACGCTTTTGCAAGTAGCACCCCCAGCATGTCTTGGTTGAGCTTTAGTCGCTCACTAATCTCGCGCATTAGTTCGAGAATCTCTTCGACATCCTGCTCTTCTAACTCAATCATCATCTTTCTCACCCCACTACCTCCGCGCCGAATTCCTGCTTGAGCGTGTCCACGATCGGATCGCCAAGAACGCTCACGTCGATCACCTTGGCCATCTCTTTCGACGTGAAGCCGCCTTCGCCATTCACAAACTCAGCGCCGGTCGATTTGTTGCGATAGCGCACAGCGTCATCGTCGCCATCAATGCATTCGGCCCAGTTAGTGAGCAGGGCAGGAATGAACAAGTGCTGATCGCAGCCGAGCCGCTGGTCTTCTTGGTTGAGGTCTTTGCCGTGCTTGCTGCATGACCAGCGTGCGTCGCCGTCCGTCTCTGGCGTTGAAAAACAGCACGTCCTGCAATTGGCTTGCGGGACTTGATTGCCGTGGCACACGTTGCTCTGGTCGCACCACTTGCACTTATAAAACGCGGGATCGTGACTAATGCCCTCGGGCGGTAGATCGCTCGTAATGATTCGCTCTGCTTTTGCGAGCAAACCCTCGGCGGTCTGCTTGTCGTACTTCACGCGCTCAAAGTAGAGCTCATCGTCATTTTTATTCACGGCCTGGTACAACGCGCGGTCGATGTTCATGAGGTGCATATACACCTGCATTTGCGCGTAGTGCTCAGGCTTTGATTCCTGCACACCCTTCGATCGCACGTTTTTGAAGGACTTGTCGTTGTGCGTCTTTTGCTCGCTAACGTGCGGCGCCTTGGGCGCTTCAACCAACCCCTGCACTACGCCATCAAGCGAGCCGCCAAAGTGTCCACCGACGGCCTCTACGCGCCATTGCTGATTCGTGTCCGGGTCAACGTCCCACACATTCAGGCCAGCCTGGCGCAGTAAAAAATTAAACACTTCCTCCTCACGGGCGCCGCGATTAAAGAGACGCAGCAGGCGAGCAGGATGTTTGGTTTGCGCGGCCCATCGAAAAATAAACCACAGCTTTCTCTGGCACTCATCACCGATCAGGCTTGCCCCAAGGTGCGCTCGGCCACCGCCATTGGTGGCCTGCGCTTCCTCGGTCGCTCGCTCAACAAGCTTGAGGGTGGTGTGCTGCTCTTCCGGCAGGGCAACCATGCGCCTACTCCCAGGGTTTTTTGCCGGGGGCTGGCGCAGCAGGAGCGGCGGCAGCGGGAGTCGCGACAGCAGCAGGGGCTGCGGGCGCTGCGGCGGGCGCGGAGCGGCCGGCCGGGGCGTAGGCTTTGATTTCGTTCGAGTCTTCG